TTTTCAATAGTTTGATGTACCGTGAAAGCTTTTGATATTGGATCTACTGCAAACTTTTTATATCTATCTAATGCATACAACATCAAAACCACTGTTCGCTTTTCTTTTAATGTATTTAATTTGCTTAAATCTATTTGCACCCCAAGATTTGTACCTATAGTTTTAGAAGTAACGATTGCTGTGACAAACCCTCTGATATCTATTTTACCTAGCTTTTCTTGTTTTGCAAACTTTAACAATTGATTTTCGTTAATATTATTTTTTTCATTAAACAAATCAGCTATATCTCCCTCTTTAGATATATACTCCTTACTATCGTTTCTTTTAAAATTCATGTATTGTTTAACTATAGGCGAGTTAAATAAAACTGCTAAATCGTTTAATGAATAGCCAAGTCGTCTTAACAGCACATAAGGAAATACACTTTGCATGTCCATACCCAACTTATTTGCGTATTGATGTTTGGCGTTATCTAATGCTATATTAAGAAGCTGAGCCACACCAAACCAATTACCCGCATTATTTTCTGCAGATGGATCGTCGTAAAATTTATCATGCGTTACAGGTCCGCTTTCTCCTTTTATGGTTATAGCAAAAGGTAAAACGTCTTGACTATTAGAAAAAACATTAAATGATCTCATTAGTGACGCAATCATACCAACTAAATTTTTAGCAGGCACATTGTCTGCAAACATTTGCCCATCACCTGAAGGCTCTAATTGTGAGACCTGTTCCTTGCCTTTAGATACTTTTGCTATTGCTA